AACGATTGATGATTGGAGTAGGTGCTACTTTAGGCGGTGAAAATCAGTACACCATTAATCTTGCCTTTAAAACGGGCAAAGGATCTGATTACCTCGCTGAGGCTAAGGATGCACAAAGCCGAATCAGCAAGTTGGAACGATTGGTTGATGAGTTAACGCAAGAAGTTGCTGCTCAACGTCGTATTTAGGAGGTCACTATGAAGAAGAACGCACCCTACACGCTCAACATTGATATGGATTTGAGCGAAGACTACAGCTCCTGCCGTTGTGCATGTAGAACCACATTAACAGAACAGAAGGTACTTGGCGCAATGTTAGCTAGCGCGGTAGTAGCTATCGCTCACGACTATAGCCGAGACCCGCACGCGTTTGCAAAGGCAGTAACCGGTACGGTTATGGAATTTATTGATAAACCGGGATTTACAAAACCCAAAGAACAATTATCTTAGGGGGTACTACAAATGGCTCGGAAAAATAGAAGAAAACGGATAGCGAAAGATACTGCAATAGAGCAGATGATTTCACCGGAAGTACATAAAACCGCTCCACCTAGTCCGTGGGAGGTATCAAAATCCCTAAGGGAACAATCTAAACGTGAAAAGATTGTTTCGGAGCGACTTAATAAAATGGATACCTGGGTGACTAGGGCTTGCCAAGTCATATTTATCATCTTAGGTATTTGTGTTCTCATGCTGCTACACATTCACGGCATTATTTAAATATTAATCAGAAAGGATTTCCTTATGATCAGAATCACTTTTGAAGCAAAAAACTATGTATCCCTTTGTGAAGAACTTAAATTGTTCCTCAGCTACAGTAATATACCTACGACGGAAGAACCGCCCACAGCTCCTGCGGTACCCGCTACAGTCCAGGCTCCACCGGTGGCTCCAGTCACTCAGCCTACTACAGTAGCACCTGTGGTACCGACATCTGCGCCGGCGCCAACAACTCCAGCGCCTCAACAGGCACCACCTACACCGGCTGTACCTGTAGCACCAGTTAAGGAATACACCTTGGAAGAAATTCAAGTGGCGTTACAACCAATAATGGATGCTGGTCGCACGAATGAAATCGTAGGCTTAATGCAAAAATACAAAGTGGCAAGCCTTCCAGAGCTTCCAAAGGAACAATTCCCTAATCTAGTCGTTGACCTTCGCAACATGGGGGCTCGAATCTAATGGCTAGCCATGCGCTGTTAAGCGCATCAAGTTCCCATAGGTGGTTACATTGTACAGGGGCGCCTCGCTTAGAGGCGACCTTCCCCGATACTACATCTGAGTATGCAAGGGAAGGTACCTTGGCTCATGAATTATGCGAATTGAAACTGAAAAAATACACTACGGCGATGGCTAAAGGTACCTACACCAGAGCCTATAACAAAATCAAAAAGAATGAGTTATGGGCGCCTGAGATGGATGAAACTACAGACGTATACCTTGAGTACATCAAGTCCATTATGCTGAGCTACAAGGTCGCTCCCGTCGTAGTCATCGAAAAGCGTGTTGACTTTAGCCAATACGTGCCTGAAGGATTTGGTACCGCTGACTGTATCATCTTGGCTGGTGATACTCTTCACATTATCGACTATAAGCATGGTAAAGGTGTTGTAGTTGATGCGGATCATAATCCGCAGATGATGTTATACGCACTCGGTGCGATGCACGATTACAGTCTCTTGTACAAGTTCAATACTATCAAGATGACTATCGTACAGCCTCGCGTGAATAACATTTCAGAGTTTGAAATGTCCTCCGATGAACTTCGTAAATGGGGTGAGGAGGTAGTCATGCCAAAGGCTAAAGAGGCCTACGAAATGGAAGGCCACACGTTTGAGGCTGGCGCCTGGTGTGGGTTCTGTAGGGCAAAGGCTCAATGCAGAACACGATGTGAACATTTCGATGCTATGCACGTATTCACGAGTCAAGACCCTCGTCTGATTAGCCTTGAAGAACTAGGTACATACCTAGAACATGGCCAGGATATCGAGTCCTGGTACAAGGATATCAAGGAATATGCATTATCTGAATCCTTAGCCGGTGCAGAGGTGCCTGGTTGGAAAGCAGTAGAGGGCAGAGGCTCCAGGGCGTTCCAAGATGGCGATACCGCTATTCAAACCCTTATTAATGGTGGGGTAGATGAATCTATCCTGTACGAACGTAAGGTTCTTACCTTAGCGCAAATTGAAAAAGCTATCGGTAAGAAAGAATTTAATGAACTCGTAGGCGACCAGGTCGTTAAGAACCCTGGCAAACCTACTCTTGTAGCTGATACGGACAAGCGCCCACGTATCACTAACCAACCTAGTGCGGCGCAAGTATTTAATACCAATGGAGGTAACTAATTATGGCATTCCAATGCAGACCAACAGAAGTTCTTTTACAAAACGTACGTCTTTCCTTTGTTCATTTACTAGAACCATACACAAACCCTAATAACTTCAGCGAAGCTAAGTACAGCGCTATGATCCTTGTACCTAAATCTGATACGGCACAAGTACAAGCTATCAATCAAGCTATTGAAGCAGCTATTGCCGACGCTCGTGTGAAACATGGCGCCAAAGTACCGGCTCAACCTAAAACACCAATTCATGATGGTGATGGCTACACACCAGGTGGTAAAGAATACGGTCCAGAATGTAAAGGTCATTACGTATTCAATGCGTCTCAATCCATGAAATTTAAACCTGAAGTGGTCGACCTTCAAGGTCAACCACTTACTGAACCTGGCCAAGTATATTCTGGCATGTATGCCAACATATTGGTTAACTTCTACTTCTACAATAACCAATCCTCTGGAATCTCTGCCGGTTTAGGCCCTGTCCAAAAGGTACGTGATGGCGAACCTCTTGGTGGTGGCCAACCTGCATCCGCTGCATCCGTATTCGGGGCTCCTCAAGGAAGTGCAGCAAATGTATTCGGCGGTGCTGAAGCGGTGCAAGCTATCAACCCTGTAACTGGCCTTCCAATGTAATAGGTGGCCGTTATGCGCCATCTCAACATTGATATTGAAACATTCTCATCCAATGACATCGGCGCAGGGGTGTACAAATATGTCGAAGCGGAGGATTTCGAAATCCTCCTATTCGCATATGCATATGACTTTGGCCAGGTTGAAGTTGTGGATCTATCACAAGGTGAAACAATACCTGATGCGGTCATTCAAGACCTCAAAAATCCGGACGTGATTAAACATGCCTACAACGCACAGTTTGAAATCACATGCTTGAACAAAGCCGGATATACGACTCCATTACGTCAATGGCACTGCACGATGATTCACGGTGCGTATTTAGGGTATCCTATGGGCCTTGCCAAGTTAGGCGTGGCACTAGGGTTACCGCAAAATAAATTAAAGGACAAAGCCGGTAAAGCTTTAATCCGGTACTTTAGTATTCCATGTAATCCGACCAAGTCTAATGGCGGGCGAACTCGTAACCTTCCACATCATGAGCCTGAAAAATGGCGAACCTACGTCGAATACAATCGTCAAGACGTAGTGACTGAAATGGAATGTTACAAACGGCTCGCATCGTTCCCTGTACCTGATGAGACCTGGAACGATTGGTACATCGATATTGAAATCAATAATCGTGGTGTACTCATCGACCATGACCTCGTCATCGGTGCTCTTTGCATCGATGAAGAAAACACGAACATCCTTACCAAGGAAGCACAGGAAATCACACGCTTGGCCAATCCTAATTCTACGCAAGCGCTCCTCAATTGGATCAACACCAACACAGGGGCTAACCTTCCTAACTTAACTAAGGATACCGTTGATGGCGCTCTTAAGAGTGACATTAACCAGGTGGCCAAACGAGTGCTTACCTTACGTAAGAAGTTGGCCAAGTCCTCGGTATCAAAGTACGTCAAGATGGAAGAATCCTGGGGCGCTGATTATCGCCTTAGAGGCGTGTTACAGTTCTACGGAGCCAATCGTACTGGACGATGGGCAGGACGGCTGATACAGGTCCAAAACCTACCAAGAAACTACATCGAAACGCTTGATGTCGCGCGTTCACTCGTGACGCATCGTAATCGTGTAGGGCTAGAGCTCTTGTATGGTGATGTAGCCGATACACTCTCACAATTAATCCGTACGGCTATTATCGCTCCAGAGGGTAAGACCTTATGCGTGGCTGACTTCTCCGCCATTGAAGCACGGGTTATCGCCTGGCTAAGCGGTGAGCAGTGGCGTCAACAGGTATTCGCCCATGATGGTGATATCTACTGCGCCTCGGCATCCTCGATGTTTGGCGTCCCGGTCGTGAAACACGGCGAAAACGGACACCTACGGCAAAAGGGGAAGGTAGCAGAAT